GCCCCGGACTCTACTCTGGGGGTGGCCCGTACGGAGCGGGACACCGAAAAGCTGCGCCTGCTGTGGGCGGAGGGGTATCAGATGGCGGTGGACCGCATGGAGGAGATCAGAGATTATCTGCGAGACTGAGGGCTGTCCCGGTGCGGTTGACCTGGCTGGGCTGGAGGGCGTAAAGATTCAGGGTATCGCCCACGATGGTGAAGAAGGCCCCCAGTTTGGCCAGTTGCTCCTGGCTCTGCCCCTGGGCCAGCGCGGCGGAAAGGGCCACCGCCATGGTGAGCAGTTCGCCGCTGTTGGCATTATAGATGGATGACAATAAGACCACCCCCGGATTATCTTATGCGAAATTGAGCCGGAGGGGTGCGGAAATGAGGTGTTTTTATGAAAATCGTAGTGGTTGACGGCCAGGGCGGCCGGCTGGGCCGGCTGCTGGTGGAGGAGGTCAAGGCCCGTCTGCCCCAGGCGCAGGTCTATGCCCTGGGCACGAATACCGTGGCCACCGCCGCCATGCTGAAGGCGGGGGCGGACTTCGGCGCCACCGGGGAGAATCCAGTAGTCCGGAACGTGGCCGACGCCGACGGGGTGCTGGGTCCGGTGGGGATCGTGGTGGCCAACGCCATTCTGGGGGAGGTCACCCCAGCGATGGCGGAGGCGGTGGGAAGCTGTCGGGCGAAGAAATTCCTGATTCCCATGAACAGCTGCGGCGTGGTAGTAGCCGGGGTAGAGGAGCTGCCCTTGTCCGCCTACGTGTCCCTGGCGGCGGAGGCCCTGGCGGCGGAACTGAAAAAGGATTGACTTTTTATTTGGGTTTCTGTATGATAATGTTCAGAACAGCGGCGGACAGCTCTGCCGCTCATATATGCGCCTGTGATGGAATTGGCAGACATGCGAGATTTAGGTTCTCGTGTCGTGAGACGTGTGGGTTCGAGTCCCTTCAGGCGCACCACGTCGTCGGAGCAAGCTTCATATCGCTTGCTCCGACTTTTTTTATATATCAGATTGTCAGCTGCCAATTCTACTTCTACCTGCTAAGGAGTTTGATTTTTCAATGTTTGACAGGGACGCTGCTGATTACAGGAATATCAAGTTGAACACATTCCGATTGCTCAATACAGTATATCTTGCGTTTGTGCAAGCCGCCATTTCGGGGGACCGGCGGTTACAGGCGTATCCTGATATAGTGGTTGTTCGGTGGGGCTTCCTCCGTAGTAAGCACATTGTCGCCAAAACGTTTCATTAATTCATCTTTGTGGCCTTGGTTGGGGCGGTTTTCACCCGGCTTGTTTGTACAGCAAAGGATAGCAAGCCTTCCGTTTATGGGCGTTTTGCCGTCGGTGATCTTTCTGTAGTCTGTATGCTCGGAACCGTGGTGCGGCGCAATCAAGTAATCTATCGGAGTATCCGCAAATCCCAAATGACGATTTGCCAAACGCGCCCTATCAAACGACGCATAATTTACATCCCCCATCATCAGCACGCTCACCCCTGTGATTCGATCCGTATATTCGATCACGATACCTTCACAGTTGGGAAGACAGTAAACTATAAAACCGTATATCCATTGCGGCTCTAGTCAAATCGAATCTACTTTTGTCCTATTTCCACCACTATTTCCACCGCTCCCGTCCAACAAAGCGATACCGGCATGGAGCACCTCCTGGTTTCTGTGGGTATATATATTGGCGGTGGTCTGAATGTCCGCATGTCCCATCAGTTCCTTGGCCACGTTCAGCGGGACGCCGGCCCGTTGGAGATCGGTGCAGAAAGTGTGCCGGAGGCAATAGGGCTTCAAATCTTCCGAAATGACAGACCGGACTATTTTATTCCGATAGACCTCTGCCCCCATATAAATATCTAGTTCTCGACGGAAGCTTGTCCACAGGCGCCGCAGACTGTTTTCGTTTTGTGGATTTCCTGCTCTGGTTATAAAGACCGGGCTAAATGGCTTCCCTCTGGCCGCCAGGAGGAGCGGGAGCAGTTGGGAGTGTATCGGTATGTCCCGCACGCCTGCGGCGGTTTTTGGCTCTTTGATCGCCCCTGAACCGCTTTCCCTCGCGGCGTGTACGTGTATCTCATTATGTTCAAAGTCCACGTCGTTCCAGGTCAGAGCCGCAGTCTCACCCGGCCGCATGCCCGTGTAGAGCAGCGTCAGCACCCACAGTCCGGCCCTGGACGTTTTCGCTACCTCCAGGATCGCCGCACGTTCCGCGTCGGTGATGGAGCGGTGGGTCCCTGTGGTGGTCGCCGGTAGGTCCAGCAGCTCCGACGGATCGTACGGGATCAGCCTGGACTGTCTGGCCCGTTTGAACATTCCCTTGAGCACCTGACAGACCTTCCGGGCGTGGGAGTTGGACATGCCCTCCTGCTCATTCATGATCTTCTGGAGGTGGGTGTCCTTTACGTCCTTCATCTTCATCCGCCCGACCCTGGGCCCTATGTACCTGGTGTACTTTTCTGTGTACATCCTCAGAGATTTTTTTGTAAGGCCCTTTGGCTCCTTGTAGGTCGCCAGCCACTCCCGAAACCATGCGTCCACCGTCATGGAGCCGCCGATGGTCTCCTCGCCCCGCTTCGCCGCCGCCAGCTTTTCGGCCAGCTTGGTCATGGCCTCCAGCTCTGTCTTGCCCGTGGCCTCGTACTTCTTCCCGTTAAAGCGGGCTGTTTTTCTAAAATATTTCACTTGATTTTACCCTCCATTGTATGTAAAATAGAGGGTGCAACTGACCGGCCAAAGTTCGTTGCACCCTATAGCCGCTTCCGGTGCTCCAACACAGGGGGCGGTTTTATTTTTATGCCCGTTTATTCCATTGATCTATTTGCGTCGTATCATTTTTATCAATACATAACGCGCCATGTCCGTCGAGATCAACTTGTGCATTTGCCAATATGCACTCATTATCAGGATGCCATAGCCATCCAGGATAGCAATCCTGTTCCTCCAGGTGTTCCCCACAGAACGGACATGGCTTCATTTCCATTATAATCCTCCTCTTCCGGTGCTCCAACACCGGGGCGGGTTTATTTGTGTCCAAGTTGGACACAACTTACTCCAACCCAAACTGGGCTTTTGATATAACTTGTCCCCCTTGAAATGTTACATTTGCATTTGCACCGAGCGATCCCTCGCCGTCCCATTGAAACATTACAGTCCTATACTCATAGCCCAAACCTAGATCGACCTCAGATATCATAGTTCCTGAGCTGCCTACGATATCTGTTACCTCCTGCAGGTTCATTCCAGTTCGGATTGCGTTGTACTCTTCAAGCGATATCGTTGGTGGATTCTTAGTATAGTCAAAAGTCTCATATTTGCTATAACTCGTCTTTCCATTTACAACGGTTAGCATAATGACGTCTTTTGCATCAATTAGCTGCAAAACTATACTTTTAATGCCACTTTCACCGTAATTCTCGTGCAACAAATCTGATGCCGCAGCGAAATCCTCACATATGGTATCCCAATTATCAGGTGCAGTATCGCCAGCAATATCGGGATACGAAAGTTTTACCTCAATCTTTTGCTCTGTAACGGTTAAAGATGATATTGTGTCAGCATCAAAAACCTCAGACACACACGCCGAGACCGCATCTTTTTTGCTTTCATTCTGGCTTGGATCAGATTTATCCGCTATTTCAGTTATGCGGGAGCTAGATGCAGAAAAGTCTGGAGTTTGACTGCTATTTACCTTGCCGGCCTCTTTTGCTGGAGCAGAGCAGGAAGGCAAAAGGAAAAGCGAAGAAATCACTACCGCTACAAAAACCTTACTCCACACGCTAGGCTCTCCTTTCTATTTTTGATTAAAATCTATTGCAAGATTAGGTGTTCCCCACAAAATGGACATGGCTTCATTTCCATTATAATCCTCCCCTTCCGGTGCTCCAACACCGGAGGCGGTTTTTATTTACTATTCTACCGACGCAAAAAGTCTGCATAGCACTTGATAATATATTTTGCGTCTTCTTCGGACAATGCGCATATCATTGCGTCCCGTTTTGCCTGGTCAGTCTCTCGAAAAATATTGTAAACTTCTTCTGGGGTTATCATAGGTGGTCCTTTCTTCCAAGGGAGGTTTTTTATTTAAAGATCAGCGACAGCAGAAAGAACGTCCCCGCCGCAATTCCGCAGAACCACAGTACATACACCAGGGGAAGAATTGGCGCTATCTTGTCCGCCCAATCTTTTTCGGGAGTCTCCCAGGGTGTGAAAGAGGATTGCTGCACAGAAGAGTTTAAAGTATCCCTTTGTAAATTATTGTTCTTGATCGCGCCTAAATGGACGTATTCTCGAGAATCAGTGCGAGCAGTTTCACCTTCTGGGACAATCCTTATCAGTATATTGCAGCCAAAAGATTTGCCATCTTCACCGCCAGTTATTTCGCAGAGTTCGGCCTCCACTCTCTGTTGATCTACAAGCGGCGCCAGATCTTCTGCCAGCTCCCTTCTTATGTACCCAATATGGTCGAAATCATAATACACCTTGATGGCATTTTCGTCATACGGATTATCGCTTTCATGTTCAAGGGACAATAATTCTCCTTCATAGCAGATTTCAGAGATATCCTTGAGAAGTTTCTGTATGCTTTCGTCATCCTCGTTTTTCTTGGATGTACCAACGACTTTTGTGTAAAACTCATCTTTCATGCCTCTCTCTTTTTCCTCCCTGTTTATTGTCCTCGGTGGGTTGGTTACTCAAAATATCTCTCATCGCACACGCCCAGCACCAAGCCCTGGCACTCAATATCATCCCGCATAGGAACAGGATCGTACATTTCATTGTGTGAAAGCAGTACGCCGTCCCCGCGCTCCTTAATCCACATTTGGCCGTCCATGTAAAACGCGCCAATCTCTCCGATCTCCACCCGTGGCTGGGCCTTGACAAAAACCAAGTCACCGTCCTGATAAGTAGGCTCCATACTATTGCCCTTGACACGGGCAACAAAAGAAGTCCCCTTTGGGGGCTTCTTTTTTATCTCCAAATCCTCCGGGCGCTCCTGTCCTGCCTCCTCGCCGGCACCAGCGCTCATAGGCTGGAAAAACCAAGGGATAAAAAACGCCATTTCTTCCGGAGTGATTTCTTCTATGGCTTCCGCCACCGTGTCAGCCCCAGCTACCGGCATGGAGGATAACCGAGACTTAAAATGCTCAATCAACTTCTGCCGAGTGTCTGCGTCCAACTCAAAGTACGCCTTGAGTATCGTGATCTCCAGCTCCGACGCACCGCGGGCCTGGATGTACTTACCCAAATCGAAATCGCCTGCATTCAAGTCCATTGGTTCCGTGCCGTACCGCAACCAGTCCTCATTGACATTAAACTCCCGGCAAATCAGAGAAACTACAGCGTCAATTGGTTCGTTACGGCCGATTTCGTAAGTACCAATCGTATTCGGCTTAACGCCTATCCGTTCTCCAAACTCTTTTTGTGTAAGGCCTAGTGCTTTCCGTAATTGTTTAATGCGTTCGCCCAAAATTATCACCTCCTTTGCCATGATAATAACACAGTTGCTTTGGGCTGTCAATTAAAAAAATCGCAAAATCAAAAAGTAAGTGTTGACAAATTTGATTTTGCGTGTTATCGTTATCGCATAATCAAGCGGAGGGGGTGACAAGGATGAGCGAATTGAAGCAGTTGAAGCGCACGGACTTTGAGTGCATGGCAGAGGAAATCTTGGAGTTTTTAAAGCCTAAAGGTCTTGCTGTTGGCCAAGTCAAGGAAATCCTGCGTATTGCTGCTATCCAGGCGGATTGGACTATTATGAAATAGACAGCGGCTTAAGCCGCTGTCTGGGTCCCTAATCATCGGACATCTCGGGGATAAATGATGTATGAGCTTCGATACTGGCCAAGATATCTGCACTAACCTGAACTGAATGCGCAGCAGCCAAAATCGCACATCGTGTTTCAAAAAATGTGCAGTCATCGCGGCAATCTCCCTGAGTGAATGGACAACTCCGCAGCGGTGACGCATCGGCTGGCAATGTACTACCAATGCGTCCAGCGGGTAGACGCCTCGGTGGTGTACAACGGAGAAAATCCAGGAGACGTGATAGCCGCCTACCATCCCTATGACAAGGTCGGGGTGACCGCCTGCCTGGAAAGCGCCGATATCACACTGTCCAATACGCTAAAGGCCGCAGAAAAGCTGCTGGTGGGCTATATCCCGCCTCAGATCGAGGAAAGCGAATATTTTAACGTCCGGGAAGTGCTGGCCGGGACAGGAGAGTGGACGGCTCCGGATAATGATACCGATGTGAGATTCACAAACTACCGCGTATCAATCAGCGGTACGGTTTTGAGGGCTGTAGGTACGGCGGCCAAAGGCGGTAAAGGGGCGGATGCCTCCGCGCCCGGTAAACGCGCCGGCAATGTCGGTGTAGGCGGTTACGGCGGCAACGGCGGCGGCGGAGCGGGAGGAAGCTGCGAATTTCACACTGAGCAAATTCGCACAGCCAAAGCCAGCTCCGCTACTTTTGAGCGGGAGCTTTCAGGGCAGATGGAATCCCTGGGCCCCGGCCGTGGCTCTGATGGAGGCGAGGGCGGCGACGGAATTATAATCCTCTACTACCGGGAGGCCCAGGTGCGCGACACGGGCCGATTTGTTGACAAAAACGGCCAAGATTTTATGGAATTGTTTGCCCGCCGGTTTATCGTGTGAGGAGGTATAATTATGGCAAATCCTAAAGGCTACTACACAAGCCGATACAGCGGGGAGGAGATTGATAGGCTTTTGTCCGGCATTCCACCCGGCGGTGCGGCGGATAAATCCGTCCAAGATATTGTGGAGGCCACCAGCGTGCCAAGCCGCACCGAGGAAGTGGCGGCGGCGGATTTGCAAGGCTATATCTCGAAACTGCCCCGTCTACTGACGGAACACTTGACCATATCGGTGATCGGCACCGCGAAAATCGGCTTTGTTTGGATATTAAACTTGTACGGCCCTGGATCACTGACCATTCGTGTGGTCGATGGCGTGGAAGTCACAGTGCAGACACAGGCCAAGGTTGAGTATTGCTCGGTGCCTATTACACTCGACGGCTTAAAAATCATTGGAGACAACAGTGGGGGCGGGAATATTTTGGGTGCTAATTACTCGTCTCTACTGGTGGTGCGAAATTGCGTCATTGACAGAGAACATGATCCAAGCAAAGTGGGCGTACAAGCGGCCAATGGATCGCGAATGCGGCTTGAGCAATGCCAGATTACCCATTGCAACCCGGCCATTAATTGTCTCTCCAGCAGCGACGTATACGCCATTAATTGCACAGGGGAAAATAACGTGAGAGGGATTGTTGCCGCTGCCGGAAGTGTGATGCTCGGCGGAACAACGCCGGAGCTTATGGGTGGCATTGCAAACAACAAAAACGGCGGCCTAATCGTAAAAGTGAACGGTACGCTTATTTAGTAAATTGGCGAAAATATATGATTTGAGAGGAAAAAGGAAACTATGGACCTCTATTTATACAAAACTGGAGCCAGCACCCCGGTGGTGACCATCGAAAATGTTGAATATTACACCGACAACCTAGTGGAGACGGAGGACGGCTCCATCTATGGCCCCTTTGCGGCAGATTTCGAGTTGTCCAGTCTGCAGGACTGCTCCGAGACCTTGCGGGCAACGTGGCGGGCGGCGCACGTCAGTCCCCAGGAGCAGCTGAGGGCAGATGTGGACTTTCTGGCGGCAATACAGGGGGTGGCGTTATGAGCGTGTACGAGCTGGCCCAAAAATATTATCCCCGCCTTTGGGACAAGTCCCGGCTAGAAGCTCTGGTACAGGCAGAACGGCTAACGCAGGCGGAAATGAACGAGATTACTGGAGATGAGGAGGTGTAAGCTATGGACGGCAGCTGCAATCCCAGCGATTGCCCGGTAAATGCCAGGGTAGATCGCATGGAAAAGGAATTTGACCGATATCGGGACAACTCCAGCAAGACACATCAGGAGATGTTCCAGCGGTTGAACGACCTGGAGCAATCCAGAGCCAGCATGGAGACTACGCTGGGTGCTATGGACGGCAAACTGGACAAGCTGGTCTCCTGGCGAGAGGAGCAGGACGACAAGCCCAACAAATTACTGGACAGCCTGAAAAATAATGCCGTCTGGATGGTGCTGGCTGCCGTGATCGGGCTTGTCTTGGGGAGGTTTGGGCTATGAGATGGATGACATGACCTTGCTACGGTGGGTCGAGGCAATCTGGGTGACCCTACTGGCCATAGGGATACTCCGTATAGCTTGGCTATACTGGCGGGATAAAAAACAGAAAAGGAGTGAGCGCTATAAAAAAGCTTTTCGAGCGGGTAAGGTCCATCTCACACCTGTTCGCCAAGGGGATGGTGCTGTGGTGCGTGATCTGCGGCACCGCCGCCTCCGCCTACGCCATGCGCATCCTCTCCCGCACCGGACACGACCCCGCCGCGCTGCTGGGGGTGATTCTGGCCTTCTTCGGCGGGGAGCTGCTGCTGATGTGCCTGAAAACCGTTTTGGGGGAAAAGAAAAAGCCCCCTGATTAAGGGGGCTGAGGCGGGTCTTTTGGTCTGCAATCCGGGTACATGGAGTAGTACCACTCCAAAAACTCTCCATGCAGACGTTGCTCCGCTTCTTTTCGGAGGTGAATCATATCGCTTTTATTTTTCCCGCATCCAAGATTATATCTGTGCCCCTTAAATCCTATGTAGGCAATCCAAAGCTTTTGTGTGCGGGAGTAGCAAACGCCTGTGACCCCACTAGTGTTATCAGACCGCGGGACTTGGCATAATCCTTTCAGGTCTGTCCCTTCTACATAGCTTTTATTTCTTACATCTCTTGCCTTACTCATATTTTCCCTGTTCTTTTCTGTAGCAAGGCATCCACAGCTCCTAACATCCATGCTGCTTAATTTGCTGGAGGCCGCAAAGACTGTCTTTCCGCAATCGCATTTGCACTCCCATATAACACCATTTTTCTTATGCCTTTTTTCCGTTGGGGCAATAACAACCAAGCGGCCAAACCGTTTTCCCGTCAGATCAATACGATAAGCCCTTGGCCTACGTTTATTGCACCCGCAGCTGAAAACATACCCACCTGTCAATGTTCCGGTCGGGATCGCTTTCTGCTTCCCACAATCACATTGACATAACCACATCCTACTATGTCCTCTCTTTTCGATTTCATTTAAAACGGTTAATTTTCCGTATCTTTTTCCGGTTAGGTCCAAGCGTTCACCCATTCCGCAACCTCACGATCCGGACAGTTCTGATGCTTTGCTGAGAAGGGATTCCAAGTAGGCGGTCAGGCTCATTCCCGCCTGGGCTGCCGCTCGTTTGTACTGCTCCACCTTGTAAGTGGGGAGGTAGACGGCCACCATCGTTTTCGTGTCATCCTCGACGACCTCGCCAAAGATCGCCTCGTATTCGTCGCCGTCCAGATAGTTCTCTGCCCATTCCTGGGCGGATTCGTAGGTTAGGGGAATGATCTCCTCGCTGCTAGACCAATTTCCGTTCCCGGAGGAGACGCCGTATTTGCTCCCCGGCCCTCCGTAGCCGTAGAGGAAAAATTCTCCAGTACGCTTGCGGTACAGCTCCTCTGTTACCCTATACAGCCGATCTTCCCAATTTTTGTACCACTCCCCGACTTTTTGGGCGGTAGCGGTGTCATAGACCTTGTTGTTGATGATCTTTTTCATTGCTGTCCCTTTCTCCCCGTTTCGCCGGTAGGTCAGCGGTGTGATTCAGTTCCTGCGCATAACTGTTATGGCCGTAGCCTTACAAGCCGGGTTCTCTTTGCGCATTTTTTCGCTTGCCTCGCAAGCCTTATCAAAACTATCATAAAGGTGACCCTTGGCATGGACCCGCTTTCCATCGCTGTTGGTGACATAAATGACATACTTCATTTTCATTTTGTTTCCTCCTTAGTATCCAATGCGGTCACAATAGGCGTTGTACCGCTCATCCAATCCGTCAACCGTAAACTCATTGCAAAAACCGTTGCTGCGGGGGGACTCCTGAAAAATCCCGATCCTTTCCAAAAAGTGATCTAGCTCGCTGACGCTCAACTCACAGGCAATGGCAGTCTCGGCGCACAAATCCATGAAGTGGGCGGGGTCGATTTTGATTTCCCAATGCTTGTTTGTGCTGTTAAACCGGAATCCCATGGCTTTGAGCGCGTCTTTTTTGTCGTAAGCATCACCGCAGGAAAGATAAGGGACACCGCTGTTAGACTTAATCTGGGCCAAGGTCATGTATCTATCAGTGATCGTAATAAACATTTTATTTACCTCCGTCTCTTTACTGTAACTAAAGTATAACATAGAGTTGCCAATAAGTCAAGCACTATTTTTAGTTTTTTTAAAATTTTTTTGAAAGGATGATGTCGAATGACTGACCTGACCCCTGTCATTAACGCGCTGATCGCCGTGGCGGCAACCCTAATTACCGCTTTCGTGATCCCCTGGATCAAGCGCAACACCACGCAGAAGGACCGGGAGGAGATGCTGAAATGGGTAGAGATTGCCGTCATGGCGGCCCAGCAGCTCTATCACCAGCTGGACGGAGACAAGAGGAAGGAATATGTGCGGAGCTTCCTCAACGCGAAAGGCTATGATGTGACCTCCGCCGAGGTGGACAATGCCATTGAGGCCGCCGTGCTGAAGCTCCACCGTGAGCTGGAGGGGGCGGCGTGAAATACACCTCAAATAACCCGCCGCTCAAGTGCTTTATGCGGCAGAGTACCTGGTACAAGGGGTCCGGGAAAACCACCGTCCGGGGCGTTTTGTGGCACTCCACCGGGGCCAATAACCCATACATCAAGCGGTATGTCCAGCCCGACGGCAACGACCCTCGCCGGACGGAGCTGCTGGAACTGATCGGCGTCAACAGAAACGGAAACGACTGGAATCATATCGTCCGGGAGGCTGGAGTACACGCTTTCATTGGCAAGCTGGCGGACGGCTCCATCTCTACCGTCCAGACCGGCCCCTGGGACAAAAAGGCCTGGGGCTGCGGCTCCGGAAAAAAGGGCTCCTGCAACAACGGCTGGATACAGTTTGAGATTTGTGAGGATGCCTTAACCGATCGGGCCTACTTTGAGTCGGTCTACCGGGAGGCTGTGGAGCTGACCGCTTACCTGTGCCTGCTCTACAGCCTCGATCCCCAGGGGACTGTCAAATACAACGGCGTCAATGCGCCGGTGATCCTCTGCCATCAGGACAGCTACCGCTTGGGGCTGGGAGGAAACCACGCCGATGTCTATCCCTGGTTTAACCGATACGGCAAAACAATGGACAATGTCCGGGCTGACGTGGCCCGGCTGATGAAAGGAGACGATGAGATCGTGACCTACGAACAGTGGAAGGAATTTATGGACCGCTACCGCAAGGAGCTGGGGGAGAAACCTGTGCCCGCCTGGGCCCAGAACACCGGCGAATGGGACAAGGCCGAGCAGGAGGGCATCTCCGACGGCAGGCGGCCACAGGACATGGTGACCCGTGCCGAGTGCGCCGCTATGATTCTCAGGGCCGGGAAATAATCTGACGGAGAGACGTGTCGATGTCAAATGCAAGGGTTAAACTGCCGCCGGAGCTGGCGCATCTGCCTCTGTTTGTTTTGTTTGACGTCATAAAGCAGGCCAATCTGGGGGAGCAGGACATGCGGCTGGTGCAGGAATATATTATCAGGCAGATTTCACAGGATGATATTGCCGCGGAGCTGGGATGGACCCGGCGGACAGTGTATGTCCATCTCAAGAGGTCAATCGCAAAGATGGCGGAAATAGCCCCAAAGTTATACGCAAAATACACATAGACTTCCAACAGGCTTCCCACAAGGAGGCCTGTGATTTGTTATACTTATCTCAGCGGCCAGGGGACGGGCGGTACACGTCTCGCCCAGCGTCCTCTGGTCCGCCGATTTGGTGATAAGGACGTGGTTAAGATGTACGGTAACCCCTATCCCGGCGTTTATCCGGGTGTTTACAATCCAGGGCCCAACATGGCAAATCAGCCCAGCAATCAGCCTCAAGGACAGCCCTTGGTCAACAGCCAGCCCGCCGGGTATGTGTGCCGGCCGGTGACCTCCAGAGAGGAAGCGGTGGCCGTCACGGTAGACTTTCTGGGCCCTGGCACCATCATGCCGGACTTCGGCCATGGGATGATCTACTTCAAACGCTTCAACCCAAACAGCGGCGGTGCGGAGTTCTTTGACTTTTCTGTCCAGCCCCCACCCCAGGCACAGCAGCCCGCTCCTATGGACCAGGGGTATGACCCCCGTGGCGACATTGAGGCGCTGCGCGGCGACTTTAATGCCCTTCGCGGGGAGCTGGATGAAATGAAAAAAGCCGGCCAGAAACGGACCGGCGGAAAGGCGGCGGAGCAATGAGAGGAATGGGAAATATCCCCCAGATGATGATGCAAGGAATGATGCAAGGCATGAGCCCCATGCAGAATCCTATGGTGCAGGAAATCATCCGCATGAAACAGCAAGGCATGAATCCTGCGGCCGCATTCCAGCAGCTGTCCCAAAAGTACCCCCAGCTTCAGCAAGCCGCCCCCTTCTTGGCAGGCAAAACGCCCCAGCAGATGGACCAGACGGCCCAGAATGCCCTCCAGCAGTCCGGGGTCGACCCAAACGCTATGGCTCAGCAGTTCCAGCGGTTTTTTTGACAAATAAAAACCGCCCCGGTTAGGGGACGGTTTCAACAAACCTGTATAACTTCTTTGCACGCTTGACAGCGTTTTCGTAGCAGATAGCCTTAAATCCTTGCTCAAACATTTCGTCTTGGCTGTCTCCAACCATTAGCCAAATGGTGCGGAATCGTTCACCGCGAACTCCGGATGGTTTCATCCGCCCCTCTGGCACAATGACATCGATGGTCTTCCTGTCCTTGTCATATGTCCCCGGAACTGAGGTGCAATCAGCGTAATACTTTTTATATTGGCTATATTTCATTGTGCGACGATCGCCATCAGGAATCGGCTTAAAAGCATAAACAATCTCAATGTCCATCTATTTCCTTTCTGCCCTCGTGACCTCCGGGGCGGGTGTTTCTGTGAATTTCCTACGGCGCCCGGAGGCGTTTCGGCTGATAGTCAGCCATCATCAGGTGGGTTAAGCTACCACACAATCAAATTCCCATTCAATGCAATCTTTGGTGTAATCTCGTTCGGTGGCGGTGAGTTTCCACCCGATAGAGCGGAAGAACTCATAGTAGTTCACGCTGTAACGGTCGGCTTCGTGCTTGATGATTTCCCACTTGCGCCCGTTCTCGTTGTCGGCGATAGTCTTAACTAACATTTTCGTTTCCTCCCGGCCTGCGGCCGCTTCATATACGTTTCTTAACGTGCTTATATAATAACACGTTTGTCAACGTATGTCAATAGGAATTTTTAAAAAACTGCAAAAAATTTTTGACCGCCCCCAAAGGCGGTCAATCATCCAATTCGTAAAGCTGTTCAGCCGTAATTTCAAGTGCCTGCGCAACCTTCATCGCAAACCAGAAACGGGCATTTTTGAGAGGATAGCGGCCCGAACTGTATTGCTCGAGAGAGCGGTCTGAAACACCGGCGGCTACGGCAAGGCTCTTGATAGTAAACCCCTTAGACTGGATAAACTCGTTGAATTTCATATCATCACCCAACAGCATTATACCACGTTGATAAACGTGTGTCAACTCTTTTTCGGTTCGCGATCCTGACAAAAATCGCTCCCCCACAGCAATGACCGGGGGAGCGCCCCCGGATTGCAATACATCGAAAAGGAGAATTTTTTTATGGCAGAAAACAACGACGCCCTGATGGCTTATGCAATGGGGCAGGACAATGGCCGCTGTAACAACAATAACGGCGGCTGGGGTGATGGCTGGATGGGCCTGATTGCCTTCGCCATGATTTTCGGCGGTTGGGGCGGAGGCGGCTGGGGTGGCTTCGGCGGCGGTTACGGCGGCGGTGGCGCGTACCCCGTGGAGGCGATTCTCCAGCGGAGCCTGGACACCCAGACCATCATCGGCAAGCTGGACGGCGTGACCCAGGGCCTGTGCGATGGCTTCTACGCCCAGAACAACGCCATCAACAATGTAGGTACTGCCGTGATGCAGACCGCCGCCCAGGCGGAGCTGGCCCGGTGCCAGCAGCAGGCCGCGCTCATGCAGCAGCTGTATAACCAGAGCTTCCAAAATCAGCAGTGCTGCTGCGAGACGCAGCGCCTGATTGAGCGCACCTCCTGCGACGCGGCCTACGCTGCGGCCACCAACGCCGCCAACATTATCCAGAACGCCCACAACGACACCGACCGGGTGATCGCCAAGCTGGACGCGATGGAGATGGCCCGCAAGGATGAGACCATTGCCGCTCTGCGCGGGCAGGTACAGGCCCTGAATTTGGCTCAGTCCCAGGCCAACCAGAACGCCGCCATCGGCGCGATGATCTCCGCCAGCGAGGCCACTATCCTGCGCCGCACCGGCGCGGAGTGCCCCTCTGCCGCTTATCTGGTCAATCCCCCCACGCCGGTTAACTTCCCCGTCAACAACTGCGGGACCTTCACCGGCTGGAATCAGGGCTGCGGACAGGGCTGCGGTAGCTGCTGCTAAGCAGCACTACTCCCCGAAATTCGGGTGATGATTTCGGGGCAGCGGGAAAACTCGCCGCCCCTTGATTTTTAAGGAGGAACTATTATGGCTTGTAAGCCTGTCTGTAAGCTTTGCGATAAGCTTGTGCTGTCTCAGTCCGTCACCTTTGCCGGAGGCAATCTGGTCATCAACCTGCCCGCCGGGTCTTACCGAAACGGGTGCAAATACTGCATTGTGGTGGCCCAAGCCATCCCCGCCACCGCCACCATCAATGCCCCTGTGGTCATTACCATCGGGACCGGCACGGAGCAGTACCCGCTGACCAACCGCTGCTGCGCCCAGATCACCGCCTGCAGCATCCGCACCAGGACCCGGTACTCCACCGTGGTCTCCACCAGCGCCACTGGCGGAACCTTTAAGCTTCTGGGCAACGCCTGCCCTTGTCCCAACAACAACCTGGCCAGCATCAACGGCACGGCCCCCGCCGCCCCCACGGCATAAGGAGGGCGTGCCATGAATAGATACACCAAAATGCGTCTTATGACCTCCAGAAGCCGCCAGGATGGCGGAGACGACGGCCGCCGGGACTACGACCGCCACAACATGCGGGACGGCTACAGCGGCCCTGATAGCCGTTTCCGGGACCGTGATGGACGGGAGCATTACAACGATGGCCGGTTTGCTCCCATGAACCGGGGCGGGGATTATGGTGGTGATCCTATGGACCGGGGCGGCGACGGCTACCCCCGCTCTGCCTATATGGAGCCCTACTCCCACTACCCCATAACACCCTACGTCCCGCCCGTCTACCGGCGGGAGGACTGGCAGTCCCGAAAAGGACACCGACCCATGAACAAGATCGGATTTTCCGTCGATGGCGAAATGGAGCCGCTTCCCCAGGAGCTGGGCCACGACTACCCCATGTCTGCCGGGTATAAGGGAAGAGAGGAGATGTCCAGACGCCAGGGCAGCGGGTACGACATGGGCCAGGGCCCTAAGGTGATGCCTGTCTTTAACCGCCAGATGGCGGAGGAGTGGGTTTCCCAGATGCAGAATTCCGACGGCACCCGTGGCCCTCACTTTTCCACGGAGAAGGCTAAGGAGGTCATGAAGCAGTACAATGTGGATTGTGATCCTTTGGAGTTTTACGTTGTGCTCAACAGCCTGTATTCGGACTACGACCAGGCGTTGAAGAAAAACAACGCCTCCAACTTGGAGCTTTACGCCTGCCTCGCAAAAGCGTGGATTGAGGATAAAGACGCTGTCCCAAACAAAGCGGCGGCGTACTACACCTATGTGGTGCAGCGCTAAAAAGTTCCACCACTTTTTCCACCGCAAACCTGATTCATTGTGAGCATATTTGAGGCATTAGCTTGATTAGATCACAAATATAAACCGCCGAAAGCCCTTGAAACACAAGGATTTCGGCGGGTTTTTCATTGGCACGCCCGAATGGACTCGAACCCCAAACATTCAGATGGGAAGACTGCTGTCGCAGCGAGCCTTTTCGCCCATATAGAATTGATAGGTCGCAAGTATTTGGGGCGATGCGGCGGAGCTCACCACGTCTACTTTGCCGATGCAACGACCCGCAGCCACGCCTGATATAGGCCGCTTTGCCAAAAACAGATGATTCTTCAAATCCAAATATTGGGCAAGTCTTTTGGCGTCTGCGCATGCGTCCCAGCAATCCGGAGCAAACCAGTCCTGATCTAAAAAGTCTTTCCGTGCCGCGGCGCTTCCGGCTATATGATCCATATCCCAATGGGACAAGATAAAGAAAGACGGCTTTTGGGCGTATATCCTTTTCATGGATTCGACGTAAGAATATAGCTTTCCGGGCACAATT